GCTAAAAACGACTATGAAATTGCTGTACAGGAAAAGATACATAATAAAAATAATATAACACCATAACTATGGCAATAACAAGACTAACAGATATAATAACTGTATTTGACAGCAAATGGACTTATGGAGATGTAAAGTTTGGATATGATGGCGAGGTTAATCAAGACCACGATACTCAGTACCCATTAATGCTAGTTACACCACCAGAGTCAATAATACCAGCAATATATAATGGTAGAGAAGAGTATTCATTTGAAATAAACTTCTATAATCTATATTCTCAAGCAGCACAATCAGTAGTAACACTACAAAAGAGATGGGATAACTTACAAGACTTATCTAACGAATGGTTGGATATGGTACTTAAAAACTATCAAGACGTAACTGTTGAGGCTTACCTTAATGATGAGAGTGTTGAGATTGAGAGAGTTAAGGACTCTAAGAATGATAAGTTAGTCCAAATAAAGCTAACCTTTACAATGAGTGCTTTTACTAAGTGTTTCAGACCTGTATCTAACTACCCATCAGACTTTGCAGACTTATCTGTATGGTTAAGAGCAGATAGTGGAGTAACATTTGATATACCAACAAAAAAAGTTAGTGCTTGGGCTGATAAGTCAGGACAAAGTAATAGTGTGGCTCAAGATATTACAGCAAACCAACCATTAAGATATGGATATGGTGGTATTAACGATAAAGAATATATTGAATTTGATGGCACTAATGATAGTTTCGTTTCTAATGTAAATTCACCTATTGGAGAAGATTTTACTATATTTGAAGTTAGTAAAATAGATGGGGCTACTAATTGTATATTTGGATATGAACGTGCTGGGGCATCTATATATTTAGGTCTAAATCTTAATCAGCTTTATGTTAGTGTATCTGATGGTTTAGAATCAATAACAACAAAAACATCAGTAGATAATAGATTCACAAATCATATTGGTATCTTAAAGAAGCATAATAAAAGAATTGTGTTAAATTATTATGATTCTACTAATTCAATTTTAACAGACAATACCAATTCAGGGTTTGACCATAATCAAACTTTTAATCAAACGACATTTACCGTAGGCTCTTATAGTGGAGGTCAGCTTTTAGATGGTAATGTAAGTGAGGTAATAGTTTATAACAGAGCATTATCTGATTCTGAAATTGATGATGTTAGGGGTTACTTAAATTTAAAATATAAAATATATTAAGATATGGCTAATTATGTAGGAACAGCAAGTTGGGGGATAGTACCTAGAGATTTTGATAGTAGTAATCTAGCTACAATGAGTTGGAATTATAGAAGCAATGAACTAAAAAGTGCTAATGACCAGTTAAGGTATCAAGTTCAATGGTTTCATGCTGGTATTAATGAGGCAACTGAAGTGGGAATTGAAGGTGGTATTGTTAATGTTATATTTAAAGTAGAAACATCTGTTGATGGAGTGATTTGGAATACGATTGGAAATATTAAAAAGTCAAGAGATATTACCAATAAAAGATATGATAGTAACACCTCACCTACTGGTCATAGATTCACTATAGATGTTAGTCAATTAGTTTCTGACCAACTTTCATATAGCTTATGTCCTATCAATAAAGGAACTTGGCAAAGTAATTATTACGGAGGAATGAATGGTGGACTGGCAATGCAAGATAATGTTATTGGAGGGAATTTAGCTATAGGAACACCTATTAGTGATTATAATGTTTCTGATAACGGAACATTTAGAAGGCTAAGAGTTTCAGCAACTTTTGAAATATTAGATGCAAATCAAAGTATAATTACAGCTGCTAATTCTATTTCTTACGCTCCACAAATAACTTTAATAAACTCAGTAAATCAATTTGAAAGAGATAGTGTTTTTTATTTAGCATACTCTGTAGATTATTATACTGGATATGAATTTCTTACAAGATGTCCTAATTGGAGTGGAGGGGGAAAAACTGAAGACTTTAAGAAACCTGTAAGAATGGATGAACAGGCAGAATGGTTACAATTTTTCATTTATCAAAATTACTCCGACGATATTAATGCTTCAGCATCAAATAGTGTTGCTGCTGATGCAATTAAAATAGTTACTACTGAGTCAGATGGTTCAAATAATACATTTTATTTAAGAGATTTTGAAGATAATCTACTTACATTTACAACAACTACTGGATATGTACTTCCAGAAGACTATCAAAGACAAGTGTTTATTCAAAATATATCACCAGACTATATTGTAAATAGTGGTAATGTTTGGTCTCCTGATAATAATAGAATAGCAACAGATAGCAGTGCTATTCCACCAACTGTAAGTAATTACCCTTATTGGAACGCTTATACTGGAGGTACAATAACAAATGATACCATTCATTATACAGCAGAGTTAGTAAAAATAGGATTTTGGAGTCCCTACACGGTAAGAGTTGTATCTAATACTTACAAATATACTATAGATAGAGAAAGCGAGAACATACCTTATGGATTTGTTAGATTTCATTGGCTAAACTCTATGGGTGGAACTGATAGTTATACTGCAAAAAGAGATGTAGTAGAAGGATTAACAATAAGTAGAGATATAATAGAAAGGAAGAGTAGTGATAGAACTTGGTATCAAGCTAATTCAGGAGCAGTTAATAGTTCAAAGGTAAATGTTGATGATTCTGATTATATATCAGACACAATGAGAGGTGGAAATATATACAAAGGTGGTAGAGAGGTTCTGGGTTTAAATGCTGAAAGAGTTCAAAGTGTTTATACAGAGCCTTTAAATAAGTCTGTTGCTAATTGGTTAAAGGAAATTATGTTATCTCCTAATGTATGGATAGAAATGGAAACAGATGCGACAAAGAGAGGTAATACAGTTAATCCTTATTTAAGACCATCAACAAAAGAATATATACCAGTTATTATTACTAATAGTGATATAGAAACTGTAAATCAAGAAAATGGTTTAGTTATGTTTAACATTGAATATACTTTATCTCACAAAGTAAAAACACAAAGAAACTAATATATGTCAGTAAAAATTGAGATACTGGATTATAAGTATGGAGATAGTCCTAGTATTGTTAATGTAAACGCAGGAAATCCACAAACAGGATGGACATCATTATCATTTAAAGGAGCAAATTTTACAGGAGATGGAACTAATAATGTAAAATACTATGAAAATATATCTACTAGTATAATAGCAGGAAAGGAATATAAGATAAGACTTCAAATAACAAACTATAGTGGTGTAGGTAATATTGGATTTTCACAAAGTGATTCTAATAATACTGCTTTAGGTATAAGTAGTAATGCTAGAATAAACTCAAATGGAATTGTCAGCGAAACATTTATAGCAGCTGCTTCAGGTAAAATCAGAGTTTTTGGTACAGGACTTATAACTAATGCAGATATGAAAAATATATCTGTAATTGATACAAATGGTATAGATTGGGTTAATAGTGTAGTTGGAGAGTTAGATGTTACTGACCACACAGATTTCCCTATAGCATTGACATTTCAAATATCAGATTTTAAAGACTTGACCTCAACAAGTGGAGATTATAGTAAGTCATTTAAAATACCAGCTACAAAAAACAATAACAATATACTTAAACACTTATACATACCTAATATAAATGTTGATAATCAAGTAACTGAAAAAAAACCCTGTAGGTTGCTTTTTAATAATTTATATTCTTTAGTTGGATTGATACAAGTAGATAGTGTAGGTGGCTATGGAGAAACGCCATCTTATTATAATTGTGTTTTTTTTGGAAGTAATTTAAGTTGGGCAGATAAGATTCAAAATACTTATATGAATACTATAGATTGGGGTGCTGATGGAGAGGCTCTTACATATAATAAAGATAGTATTACAGCTACTTGGCAACACGAAGACTGTAATAATTCATCTAATTCACCTATAGTTTACCCAATAACATCTTATGGAGATTATAATCCAGATGGTACTGCAAGGACAATACAGCTTTTAGATACTTTAGGAGAACACAATACTTCTTTAGGTTCATCGTATACTGGTTATTATGGGTTTTATGATGATGGAAATAATTACGAAACTCCAAATCCAGTTGCCGATTGGCGACCATCAGTATTTGTTAAGCCTACATTAGATAAAATATTCTCTCAATTAGGTGGTGGTTATGGAACTTTAGGCTATAAAATAAATTCAGCTTTCATGGAAACTGATATGTTTAAGAAATTAGTATGGTTGTTGCCAAATTTCAAATACAACGACCCTGACCAAAGAGAAATTGATTATTCAGTTCTTAGTAAATTTGTAAATGGGGTTAGTATGACTGCAGCAGGTGCTGGTGCTTCAGATGTAACAGAAGATGGTATACAAAGGTTTTTTGAAGGAGCATTAGAGGAAGATGATGTTAATTATTTTTATACTGGTGGTGGAAGACAGGTGCTTAATATTCAGTCAGCAAATTTAACAGTTACAAGAGATGAAGGTTCTTATGTGGATTTTGCCAATAACACTGTAATAATTGGGGAAAATGGTTATTATAATATATCTATAAATGGTTTAGAATCAAGAGTTGCTAGAGTTTATAAGGGTGGTGGAGATGATGTTAAGGTAAATGATATAGATACAAGAATTAATTTAGAAGTTAAGACTAAAGGTCAAAATTCTTTTAAAATTGTTGATTTTGCAAGTAATCAGCACACTATAAATCAAGATGTAGATTCCAATACTCCAGCTAGTAGTAATTACAGGGATTTACCAAATATAACTTTAAGAAGATATTTTAACGAAGGAGATGAGATAAGAATATCACTTGGTATTAGGCTGTTCTGCCAACAAAGAAATTTTCAGGAATTTATAACTTATGTTTTCTTTAAATCTAATAGTAGTTCTAACTTTAATGTAGAATTAGACCCATTTAATGTAGAATATGGTCAGACTTACGATTTAAATGAAGTTATTAGTTCGGACTACAAGCAGATAGATTTTGTTAAAGGTATTGCTCACGCATTTAACCTTAAAATGACTACTGATGAAAGTACAAGAACAGTAAATATTGAGCCTTTTGATACTTTCTATAAGCCTTATGGCGATGCATTAGATTGGACTTACAAGTTAAATAGAAGTAAAGAAACAAAAGACAAGTGGCTTCAATCTGATTTAAAAAGAACTTTAGTTTTTAAATATAAAACTGATGATAAAGATATTAGAGTGGAGAGTAGAAGCACACTTTTTCATGAAATAAAAGATGAATACCCTTATAGAGAGGAACTTCCTGATACATTTCAAAAAGGAACAAGTGAATTTGAAAATCCTTTTTTTGCTGGTAGTTATAATGCTAAAGACCAAGATACAGTTGAAACTGCTCCTTTAGATACTGCTTATTCTGCTTGTTTATGGACAGAGAATGTTTCCCCTAATGATGAAGCAAGACCTAATAAGGGATATGATTTTTTACCTAGATTATTGTATTGGAATAAATACTCTCCTGCAACTAGTATAGGTACTAAAAAAGCAATAGTACAAACTTGGAGTAATACAACAGAAACTATAACAGCAAACGCTTCTGAAGCTTTAGCACTTTCAAATATATATCCACAAGCAACTATGGTAAATAGAGATAGCATTTTAAGTCCTAACTTAGCTTACGGAAATGTCTGGGTAAGGGATTATGATGACGATACAGGTGCATATACTTCATATCAATCAGGAAAAGGTTTATACGATACTTACTACAGAAATATGATAGAGGGATTAAAAAGAAAGCCAACATTAAGAACAGTGTCTTTATCTCTAAACATAACTGATATTGTAAATTTAGACTTTACTAAATTAGTTTATATAGATGGAGTTTATTGGAGAATAAGTAAAATTATAGATTATAAACCTAATAAAAATGAACCTACTAAAGTAGAATTGATAGAGTGGTTTCAAGTGGGTGTTTTTGCTGCAACAGCACCTATGTTTGGTCAAGGTGGTGATTCAAGCTGGAGTCAAGATGGTAGTGCTAATGATGACAGCAACAATAATATGGGACTTTAAATAAATAACATGAATAACACGAGAGGACAACAAATAACAGAAAGTGGTATTGCACAGAGAAGTGGATTAGAGATTTTTAATACAGTTACAACTTTCAATGGAAGATATGTAAATTGGGGGGATGCTTTTTCTTATGCAACTCAACTAGGTTCAGACCCAGATTATACTGTAAATAATGCAGCAGCAGACCCTCATGTTGATGCTTTAGTAAATGCACCACAGACTGTAGTTGGTCAATGGATGAGATACCATACTGCAGCAGGAAGTCATTATGCAACAGCATCAGCGCCTACAAGTGGTAGTGGTTATTATAGCTTTAATGGTCGTTTTAATAGCCCTAATCAATCTTTTAGTGGTATATATCAAATGATGTCTTTGATTGAAGGCGTGGAGTATGAGATAGATATTAAAACTCCTATAAATACAGGTATAGGTGTTGTTTATGTAAATACATATACACCTTTTTTAGAGTCTTACAAATTAACCTCAACACAAGAGATAGGTTATCCAATTATAAGGACAAGAATAGGTAATCTTAAATCACTATTTAAAGCTGCTAGTCCAAAAGATATTATTGTTATTTATTTCACAACTCTTGAATCTTCCTCTGCTCAGAATGTTACTATAACTAATATATCAGTAAAAGAAAAGCAAGAGTATTTAGTTCCTATATACGCAGAAGATATGTATGGTAATTCACATAAAGTATTAAGAATAGCAGCAGACCAAAAATTATCAGATGTTTAAATTAAAAAGAACAAATAAAACTCTTATAGAAGTTGGGTTTATGCTTAGAAAGGGATTGCAAGATGAACTTAAAGCACAGAAGCATAACGCTACAGGTAAATTAAGCAGAGGGATTAAATATCACATTAAAAATAATGTTTTAAGCATAATGTCATCTGTTAGCTATTGGAAGGCAGTAAACAATCCATTGTTCGCTAAAATCCCTAATCTTAATGCAATCCAAAGATGGATGAATGTTAAAGGATTAAAAGGAAGTGCTGCTTCTATATTAAGAAAACTTAAATCTCACTATGGAAAACCTTATTCTTTTTGGACAGAAGGTAATAAATTAAGAAGAACAGACTTTGCAGGATATACTGCAAATAAGCTAAAAGATAAGATAGTGCAAAAGTTAGCACCATCAATAGGTAAAGATGTAGCAGATATGATAGCAGAACAAATTAAAAAAAATAATCCAACAATAAATGTTCAAAAGGCATTTTAATTAATTATATATAATGGCAACGAATACAGAGAAAGTAGTAGTTCAGGTAATAGTAAAGGGTGGTGGGCAGTTAGATGCTTTAACAAAGAAAACAACTAAAGCTACTAAAAGTGCTGGTGGATTAACTAAGAGTATGGCTAAGATGGCTGCAGGTGTTTTTGCTGCTGCTGCTGCATTTAGAACAATAAGTAGTGTTATAGGTAGTTCCATAAAAACATTTAAGGATTTTGAGTTCCAAATGGCTAAAGTAAAAGCAATTTCTGGTGCTTCTTCAGGTGATTTTTTAAAACTCTCTAAATCGGCAGAGGATTTAGGTAGAACAACATTCTTTACTGCAACACAAGTAGCAGAACTTCAGACAAATTACGCTAAATTAGGGTTTACAACTAAGGAAATTTTAAATGCTCAAGAAGCTACACTTTCATTAGCAACAGCAACAGGAGAGGATTTAGGTAGAGCAGCTATAGTAGCAGGTTCTGCAGTTAGAGGGTTTGGATTAGATGCTAGTGAAACTCAAAGAGTAGTTGATGTTATGGCTGTTTCATTTACAAGTTCTGCTATGGACTTAGAGAAGTGGCAAACATCTATGACTAAAGTAGCACCTATCGCTAAATCGGCAGGATTCTCTATTGAAGATACTGCAGCAATGATGTCTAAATTAACTGATTCAGGTATTGAGGCTTCTATTGCAGGTACATCTATGAGAAATATTCTTTTAGCAATGCAAGACCCTAATTCTGATTTGACAAAATCATTTGGTAAAACAATACATTCCTATGATGAGTTAGTTCCTGCAATGAATAAATTCGTTAAAGAAGGTGGTAGTATGGCTGAAGTAATGCAAGTGGTAGAAAAAAGACAAGCAGCATCATTTGAGCAGTTGATTTCAAATACAGGTGCTACTTTAGCGTTAAGAGATGCTATGGTATCTTCTTCTGGTGCTGCAAAAGATATGGCACATATTGTTGGAGATACTTTAGAAGGTGCATTTAAAAGGTTGGTATCTGCTTGGCAAGGATTGATGATTAACTTTACAGAGTCTGTGGTAGGTGAAGGATTACAAGCATTTGTTGATGGGGTAGCAGATATGGTAAATGTAGTTAGTGATTTTATGGATATACCAATGTCTGAGAAACTAGAAGAAGAGAGGATTGCTTTAAACTCAATGGTTCTTCAATTAACTGAAGCAAATATAAAAGAAGATGATAGGAATAAATTAATCACAAAGATTAACAAACAGTACCCAAAATTTTTAGAGAATATAGATACTGAAAAAACATCTACATCAGAATTAAGGAAGAGGTTGAGTGAATACAATTCACAACTACTAAATAAAATAGCACTTCAAATAGAGGAGGAGAATACTGGGAAGGCTGCTGCTAAAGCAGGAAAAGCAAGAAGAATACAAGCAAAAGAAGAGATAAGACTATTAAATGAACTTGTTAAGGTTTCTGGAAAACATAATATAACTCTTGATGAAGGAGCAACAACATCTGAGAATTTCAGTAAAGTTAAAGAAATTTTAACATCAAGACTAAACGGTTTAGGCTCTGCTCTTGACCCTGCTAGAAAAAGTTTAGAGGGATTGAATGGTTTTGTTGTGAGGTCTGTACAGGCAAATCAAAATCTAACAAAAGCTACTGCTGAATTAAATTCAGCAACAGAAGATAGAGATGAGTTAGCTAAAAGGTTAGGCATTTCTTTAGAGGAGGTTATAGAATTAGAGGAAGAAGAAACTAAAGTTATTGCAGGAGGAACAGAGGAAATAATAAAGAATACAAAAGCAAAAAAAGAAAATGATATGAGTTCATTTGTATCTACAGCATCAATAGGAGTGTGGGATGATTTAGTAGATGGTATTTTAAATGGAACTAAAACAATGGAACAGGCAGAACAGGATTTAGCTGACTTCCAAATAGGATTAATTAAAAGTGTGCTAGAAGATGAAAACCTATCCTTTGAAGAAAGGTCAAGATTAACTAAACAGCTAACCCAATTACAGCTACAGGAAAATCAGAAATTAATAGAAAATCAAAAAATAACATCAGAGCAAAGAAAAGCAATAATGCAAGCTGCTTCTGATGCTTTATTTACTATAATAGGTCAAAATGCACAAAGACAGGCAAGTAAAGATTCTAAGGCTCTTGAAGAGAAAAAAGATGCTGGTTTAATATCTCAAGAAGAATATGAAGAGGGCATATTAGTAATACAGAAAAAAGCATTTGAAAGGAAGAAAAGATTAGATATAGCGCAAGCAATTATTAATGGTGCTTTAGCGATGACAACTGCAATGGGTCAAACAGGGATTTTGTCTTTTGCCTTCTCTCCATTTATAGCAGCAATGACAGCACTTCAAATTGCTGTAATAGCATCTCAGAAATTTGCACAAGGAGGGGTGATAAAAGAATTTGCTAATGGAGGTATGGTTGAAACTTTTGCTAATGGTGGTATGGTACAAGGTAAATCACACGCACAAGGAGGGGAGAAGTTTGCAGTTGGAGGTAGAGTAGTTGAATTAGAGGGGGGTGAGGCTGTTATAAATAAAAGAAGTACAGCAATGTTTGGTAGCCAATTATCTGCAATGAACGCTGCAGGAGGAGGTGTTAAGTTTGCTGATGGTGGTCTTCTTAATCAACCTTCATTCTCACAGCAACAGTTTAATGCATTAGGACAAAATCAAATGATGGGTGCTATGGGGGGTTCTAGTAAAGTAGTAGTAGTAGAAGCAGATATTACAGACAGTCAAAATACTGTAAGTGTAATACAATCTCAGGCAACAATTTAATAACCAAAGAAATAAACAAATGTTTGTTGATAAGAAAACCAAGTTAGAAAGATTAGATATATGTAAAAGTTGTAGTTTTTACAGAAACTTTTTATTGTTAAAGAAACCAAAAATAAGCAGAGGCTCAAGATGTGCCAAATGCAAGTGTTTCCTAGATGCAAAAGCATCATTAACAAAAGAGTTTTTTGGAAAATGTCCAGAAAATAAATGGTAAAACTTTACAAATGAATTTTAAAGAAATCGCTAATAATTACAGTAAGAGTAAAAGAAAGATGATGACTGATGCAGTTATTACAAACAAGAATCATCAAAGAAACTTTCCTACCTATCAAGCTACCTCACTAAACTTAATGTTTTCTGAGTGGCATTTACTATTTCCAGCAAATAAACAAAGTATTAATTGCACATCTTGTAGGGGAGCAGTTTGTAAGTTCTGGGAAATGATGGTAGATGAATGGATTGAGATAGAGCAAACTCCTAAAAAAACTAATGTCAGAAAAAAAAATAAGACAAAATAAAGTAGATGTAGTCTTTGACTTCATTGAAATTGCTGGTACAGAGTTAGAAAAGAAATTTGGTGATAATCCAACTTGCAAGGATATTATTAAACATCTTTCTGAGAAGGGTCTTATTGAACCTAAAAGAATTAGAAACTATATGATTATTGCTGACTTTGATAGAATGTTAGTAGGTAATGAAGGTAGCAGAACTAACACTTGGATGGATTTATCTATTAAGTATAATATAAGTGAGAGTATGGCTCAGAATATAGTATATAAGGAAAGAAAAAAGGCTACACCATCTAGCAATATCACATACTAAAAGTTTTGTAGGTAAATTGGGTAAGTTTAAAATGACTTACTAGTATTTTTGCTGCTATGAACGAAAAATGGTATAACATTCAAAATAAAGCAGGTGAGACTGCTGACATATATATCTTTGATGAAATAGGGACTTATGGTGTAACTGCACAAGACTTTATCTCAGAAATTAAAGATTTAAAAGATATGCCAATCAATATACGCATCAATTCGCTTGGAGGAGATGTGTTTGATGGAATGGCTATGTATAATGTAATTAAAAGAAGAGAGTACAAAACTACAGTCTATATAGAGGGTATAGCAGCAAGTATCGCTACTATCATTGCTTTAGGTGCAGATGAGGTAATAATGGCTGAGAACTCTTTATTTATGATTCATAACGCTTGGGGAGGAACTTCAGGAGAGGCTAAAGATATGCGTAAGACTGCTCAAACTCTTGACAAGATTACAAGTGAACTAACAGACATTTATGTAAAGAAAACAGGATTATCGTATGATGCTCTTGCTGAGATGATGGATGAAGAAACTTGGTTAAATGCTGAAGAGGCTTTTAGACTAGGATTCATTGACACTATCTCTGACTCTATAAAGGTGGCTGCTAAGTATGATGTTTCTAAGTTTAAGAACATCACGCAGGAAGAAATTAAGAATAAATTAAGTATTAATATAAATAACAAAAAAATGACTAACGAGTTAAAAGATTGGTTCAATAGCAAGGTTGAGGAAATTGTTACTGCTGTAAAAGGTGAGGTAAAAGTTTCTGCAGATGTTGCTGAACAAACTGCGATAACTGTGAACTTAGGAGACAACGAAGAAATTACAAATAAGATTTCTGAATTTGAAGCTAAGAACATTGAATTATCAAACAAAATATCTTTACTAGAAGAAGATTTGGTTTCTGCAAAAGGAAACAATGAAACTTTAACAGTAGAGGTTGAAGGTTTGAACGCAAAAATCAACAAGGCAGATGCTAAAGGTACAGAATTAGAAACTTCAGGCGACCCTGCAATAGTTGAAAATAAAGTAGTAGATGGCAATTCAGCATTTTATGATGCAATGGCTGCAAGAATTAGAAATAAATTTAACAATTAAAAAATAAAAAAAAATGGCAACAGGTAATGTAGCATTTAATGATACAAATGCAGGATATAGTGGAGCAAACTTAAACGAAATATTTTACGAACCAGTATTTAGAAGTGATGACATAATGCGTAATTATAGAGTTATTCCTAACGTAAAGCACGTTATGAATGTTTACACTTCAGCAAAATTAACAAAAATAGTAAAAGCACAAGTAGCTTGTTCTCCTTTGAGTCAAGACCCAGCAGTAAACTTTCCAATAGACCAAAAAGTAATTACTGCAGGTAGATGTAGAGTTGCTTTAGAGCAATGTAGTGAAGAGTTTTACGGAACTTTCATTGAGGAGTCTTACAGAAATGGATTAGATGTAAATAATCTTTTAGGAACTGATTTAGCAGATGCAATCGTAAACAGAGCAGTAGCAGGTATCGCTTCAGATGTAGTAAGATTAGCTTGGGGTGGTGATGTGGCAGGAGCAGTAGCAGGATATGCAGTATTTGATGGTTGGATGGAATTAATGAAAGCAGAAGTTGTATTAGCTAAAACTGTACTCGCTCCAGCAGCACCAACAGCAGGTGAAGCAATAGGACTATTAAGAGATTTATATGATGGAGCAGCAGCAGCATTACAGCAAGTTGCACCTGCAGATAAAAAATTCTTTGTAACTCCTTCAATTTTCAATGCTTATATTGCAAACTTAGAAGGCTCTTCTGCAGATTTAGCAGTAGTAAATTTAGTAGATGGTATGCGTAGAGTAATGTTTAGAGGTGTTGAGGTTGTAGCAATGTATGAGTGGGACACTATCTTAGCTGATACTAATCCAGACTTATTTGTAAATGCAGCAACTAACTATACTCAAGGTGCTTGTTACTGTGCAGTAGAGAACTTAATTATTGGTTCTGATGTAACTGACCCAGAAGGTTCTTTCAAAGTATTTTATGATGATTTAGAAGAGAAAATGTTCTTCAGAGGTTACTTCAAGTTAGGTGTACAGTACTTGTACTCTTCTCTTGTTAAGTGGGGAATCTTAATATAACAATAATGTAATAATAGAGGAGAGGGTGTAAAAATCTTCTCCTCTTAATTACTTTTTAATTAATTATAAAATAAAAATAAAATGGCAATAGATACAGGTATAGGGGTTGTTTGTTCAAACTTACAATCAACAGGTGGTATAAAGCAAATCCTTTTAAGAAGTTGGGCGACTGCTGATGTTATTACTTATGGAGATGATGCTGGAGAGTGGGATATTGACAATATTCAGTCAGGTGGTGATGCTGCTTGGTTTGTTTATGAGTTCAAAAACGAAACTCCTGCATTAACAATAAATGGAACGAAAGAAAATGGTTCTACTGCATTTGAATGTGGTTTATCATTTATGATTCCTCAATTAGAAAGTGCTACTTTTCACGCAATGCAAGAAACTCTTGACCAATGTATGATGGGTATAGCAATTGATACTAATGATAACGCTTGGGTTCTTGGTGTTAGTGCTAAGTATGCAAATGAGGATGTGGCTGCAAAAAGTCAGACTTTCTTAAATATGGCTACTATAGAGGGTGGTACAGGTGCTGCTTACTCTGATGAAAGTGGAATTACAGTTAGCTTAATGGCTAGACAGTTTGAGTTACCTAGAAAGTATGTTGGTACAATTACTGTTGATACTTCAGCATTAACTGCAACAACAGGAGCATAATAATTAAAGATATATTTTTAGGTTGAACTTGTTTCGTAAAAAGTTTATAACATTTCCCTATTAATATCTTTCTAACAATATGTGTGATTGTGGCAAAAATGTTGTAGATTTATCACACTTAAAGATATATACAATTATGGCAGAATATAAAGCAAAAAAAACCTCTGGTAGGACTTATAAAGATGGTTTTGTTATTAAGTGGGCTACAGCAACGCAAGAGGAGTTAGCATACGCTTATGAAGATTTAGGATTGAAAAAATTAGTAGAAAAATTATCAACTACAAAAACTAAAGATGAGCCAAAAAAAGAAAGTAAGGGGAGCAGCAAAAACAAATCTTCAGACTCAAAAGAGTAATACTTTTGAATTTGGTGTTTTTAATTTATCAGTACCAGAAAGTATAGAAGAAATACAAGACTTATCTAAGATAAGAACTAAGTTCGTTCCATTCGGTAATGACAACTTGTTTCCTCAATATTTAGCTAGATTAAAGAGGCAATCATCTACTCATAGGAGTGTATTAGCACAAAAGACAATATTCACGAGTGGGGCTAAGTTTGTAAGTAATAATGATGATGTATTAGATTACATTAAAGATGTTAATGCTAATGGTGAATCATTAAGAATGATTTTTAAGAAGTTAGCAGATGATTACTATACATTTGGAAATGCTTACTTAGAGGGAGTTATATATGATGGTGGACTGAATCTATATCATATAGATGCAACTACTGTTAGAATGTCTAAAAACAAGAAAGAAGTATATGTACACCCTGATTGGGCTAAGTACAATACTATGAAGGATAAGTTAAGTATTTTACCACTTTATCCTGAAGTAAGAAGTAACAGGTTTGTATTTGAGTTTAACGATTACGAGCCTACATTCCAATTCTATGGTTTACCAGATTATGTTGCTGCATTAGAGCATATTGCTGTTGATTATGAGATTGGTAAATGGAATCACACAAAATTTAAAAATGGTTTCCAACCATCTGCTATCGTTGAGATTAGTGGAGATATGGGTGAAGAAGAAGCTAAGAAATTAGTAAATGAAGCACAGAAGAAGTTTGTTGGGGCTGGGAATAATGGAAAGATATTGTTTTTAGTTAAAAATGGAGACACTTCTCCTGCTAATGTTTCTATTATAAAAGATGACCAAGAAGGTAGTTGGATAGATTTACAGAGAATAACTGACCAAAACATTGTAACTGCTCATAGATGGCAACCATCATTAAGTGGATTAGTTTCAAGTGGTAAGATGAATAATACAGGAAGTGAGATTAGAATTGCTTATGATTTAGCAATGACTACTGTAATTAAAGATACTTCAGACTTACTTTTAGATGGTATTAAAACTATATTATTTAAAGAGTTAGGTTTTTTACCTGAAGATTTAGTAATACACTATGAGCCACCAATTAGTTTTGCTACTCAGATTGACCCTTCTAAAGTGCTTACAATTAATGAGCAAAGAAGAATGTTAGATGAGGATTTACCAATGCTTGAGGAGGGTGATATGTTCTTAACTGATAGAGAGCAAATCATTGTAACTAGAGATGATGATGCAGATGGGGTTGGAGATGATGATGCAGGAGATTTACAGGTAAATGAAAAAGAAACTGAAATTGAAAACGAAGACTAACTATGGCAAATGTAAACCAATATAAAACACTAGCAACTGCACAAGAAGTTATAAGTAATAGTTTTACTAATGCTAATACTGACCCTGCTTTAATATCAACTAACACTATATTGCTTTCTGAGTTAGCACATTTAAAGACTGCTATTGGTAAGAAGTTTTATGAGGAGTTAAAGACACAAAACAATGTTGGTGATTTTCCAGCTGTAGGTGGTCTTACTCAAGCTAATCAAACTTTAATGGATGATTTCTTAATTAGAACTCTATGTTGGTTTGCTAGATTTGAGGTTATAAATGAAGTTCAGAGCAACAGTAGTAGTATGGGTATTGTTCATAATATTGATGAGTTCTCTACTATTATTGACCCTGCTGAATTAAATGCTTATAAGCAAGATACATATAGAAAATCTGAGATATACTTACAAGATATGATTGAGTTTTTGAATGACCCTGATAATAGTGCTGACTACCCTACATATACTGCTAATGCACCTTGTAATACTACTACATATAAGAATCATGGAATTATAATGTATGATAGTATATACTCAAGACCTGTTAGAAATTATGACAGCTGGAAAAATTATTGTCCTGAATGTTAAAAAATATATAAATTAATGGCTGCAAACGAACATAAGAATTTAAGTGATATAAACAGGCATAATCCTAAAGGGTTTGAAAATGCTACTAATGAAACTGTATTAAGTAAGAGTATAGGTACTGCTCCAACTAATACTGATGGTAATTTAGTATGGCAAAATAAATCTCTTATGGGTGTTACTGATTATAAAATGCAGGGATATGTAACTGGAGCAACAAACTATCAATACGGAGAGGATATAGCAGATACTAAATCTCCATTTGAAATGGCTGTTGATTATGGTAGTAGTGTTGTTTCTTCTGGAAGTTTATCTCCAACTGCTTTTTTTAGAATAGGACAGGGTTGTGTAATACCTCAAAATGTCAATGTAAGTTCTATTAGTGGATGGCTCACTAGTAATGGAACTAATGTAGTTACTATAGCTGTATGTAAAATAACACCAGTAGAGGGAATTGCAACATCAGTTACTCCTATTGTTATTGATGAAATACAATTAACAGGTCTTAATAACAATTCTATGTTAGTTAGAATAAATGAATCTACAATAACTACTGCTACTGTATCTGCTGGAGATATTATATTTCCAATGGTAAAAGAAGCTACTGCAGGTTCTTCAATTTATATAAATCTGACTGTTCAAACAACTGCTTTTTAATGACTACTAAAGAAGAGATAATGTCAATGAAGAAAGATATAAATTCTATTAACAGTAAGATGACTAGTATAGATTCAAAACTAGATATGCTAACTGATAAACTGTTAAATCCAGATACAGGGGTTACAGCTAGAGTTAATAGAAACACAGCAATGAGGAAGGTTTTGGTTAAGGCTATGTGGGTAATATATGGTGTAGCAGTAGCAGCAATTATAAAAATATTTAAAATATAACAATTAAAAAATAAAAAAAATGAGTACATTTGATACAGATAATACATTACTACTTGAGATGCTTGGAAAAGGTGGAGGGCATGAAGTTTTCACAACTGCTGCACAGACAGGAAGAGACTTTTACTGTGTATTCTTTCCAGTAGAATCAGTTATAACATCTATTGTTGCTGCAAACTTTACAGGTGAAACTGCATTAGCAGGACAGACTATGGCTGCAGGAACAACATTGTTTATGAGAGTAACAGCTATAACTCTTACTTCAGGTATAGGATTTGGCTACAGAGAGTCTGATGGTGATGCTACTAAATAATGAATTTATCACTAGGAATATCATTACCTTCTAGTAATAAAGGAGGTGTAACACCTACACAGGCTTTAGTTAATGCTTTTAAGGCTAGGGTTATTGCAGATGGTGGTGTGTTTGAAGCTAAGGCTTGTTTAGATGCTCAATTAGTAATTTTAAATAATATAGGATGAGTTTATTAGATGATGTTAGTATAGTAGTAACTCCTAACGGATATAAGGCAGGAGAATTGTATGCAGTTATTCCTGTACCTACTGAGGGTGCTGAACTTGTAACTAATGGAGATTTTGCTACTGATAGCGATTGGAGTAAAGCCACAGGAGTAACAATTAGTGGTGGTAATGCTATATTTAATAATTCAACAGCAAATAATAATGGTATATATCAAGCAGCAGTTTTTCAAGCAAATACGCAATATAAAATAACAGCAGAGGTTAGTAATTATTCTTCAGGGAATGTAACAGCTTGGTCAGGAAGTAGTCAAAACAGTACAAGTAATGAGAGTTTTACATCAAATGGAACAAAAACTTGGATTATAAGTACAGGTGCATCAAATGGCTATTTCCTTTTGTCATCAGCAACTACTAATGGTAATTTTAATATTGACAACATATCAGTAAAAGAATACACATCAGCAGATATGGATGTTACTAGAGCAACTGCTGCAACAAGAGTAGATGAGAATGGTTTAGTAAATTATGCTGAGGTTATAGGTGGGGAAGAAGTAACTGATGGAGATTTTCCTTCAGGCACTACTGCTTGGAGTTTTGGAGGGGGTTGGAGTCTTGGAGTTGGTGTAGCCGAAGCAGATGGTTCAACATCTACCTCAAATTTATTAACTCAAGATTTAGGTTTAGTTGCTACTAAAACCTATACAATTTCTTTCAGTAGTAATAGAGTTGGTGGTACTTTATTCGTTAAAAATGGCACTTCCTATACATCAAGTACTATATATACGCTTAACACAGGTACAGGTTTAGAGGTACAAACATTTACTGTAACTTCTCCTTCAAATAGTGCGATAGGGTTTTATGCTTATAGTTACGAAGGCACGATAGATGATGTTACAGTAAAAGAAGTTACAAGAGATAACGTACCTCGTATAGACTACACAGGAGGAGGTTGTCCACATATATTAGCAGAGCCACAGAGAACAAATTTATTTCCTTATAGTGAGAATGCATCAACTTGGTCAAATTCGCTTTGGACTACAACTGATGACTATGCAATATCTCCTGATGGAACACAAAATGCGTTTAGAGGTGTTTCTACTTCAAATGCAAGTCTTCTTTATATAAGTGGGTTAGGTTCAGCAGGAGAAAATACAATAAGTATTTATGCAAAATCAAATACAGGTTCAGACCAAAAATTTAGATTTTTTGGAAACGGAAACACAACTCAATCCACAGACAAAACAGCAACTCAAGAATGGCAAAGATTTGAATATACCGAAACTTTCTCTACTGTAACTTGGGGACTAAGAGGTGCATCAGTATCAGAAACAAATGATATACTTTTTTATGGTATGCAACACGAAGTTGGCTCATATCCAACGAGTCTGATTCCAACATCAGGAAGTACAGTAACAAGAAACCAAGACATCTTCACAAGAGATGGTATAGGTAGTTTGATTAATAGTACAGAGGGGGTTTTGTTTTTAGAGATGGCTAGTTTTGGTACAGGAAGTGCAACGCAATATATATCTATAACTAATGGTGCGAGCAGTAGTTATGGGCTAAGAATATTATATCATACTAACGGAAGTGTTTATTTTCAAAAATATGTAAATGGTACTAGAACAACTAATCTAGCAACTTCAAGCATAACTATTACTGATTTTAACAAATTAGCAATAAGATACAATTCTACTACTGTAGATGTTTGGGCAAATGGGGTGGAGATATTGACTAATGCAGATACGAACGTAATACCTTCAGGAACACTTAATAGACTTGGTCTTGATATAGCAGATGAGCTTAATCCTTTCTACGGCAAAGTAAAACAACTACAAGTCTACGATACAGCACTAACAGATGAGCAACTCTTACAACTAACAGGAGAATCAGGTACTGACTTTTATGAATCTTATGCAGAGATGGCTAGTGCATTAACATATACAATACAATAATGGCAAATCCAAGTTTACAAATAGGAAATAGTAATTGGGCAATAAAAGAAGATAATCTTTTAGGCTATAGTACAGCAGGTACAAGATTCGTACCTCAACCAATAACAATGACAAGAGCATCAGCAGGTACTAGAGTTAATTCTAGTGGACTTGTTGAAACTGTTGAGTTGTTGGGTAGTGAGGAAGTAGTTAATGGAGATTTTGCTACAGATTCTGATTGGAACACATCTGCAACAGGAATTTCTATTGCAGGAGATAAACTTTCAAGAGATGCTACGGCAACTTTAAGTATAGTACAATCTTCTTCAGTTATAACACCATCAGTTACTTATAAAATAACTTTTGAAATTGTAGATTATACTTCAGGACTTTTAACTCCAAGATTTGGTTATAATGGAACGGGAGGCACAGCAGTTTCAGGAGTAGGCACTTACACTCAGATAATAACAAAGGTAAATCAAAATGTCATAGAACTTTACGGAACTGCTTTTATTGGTTCAATATCTAACGTGTCAGTAAAAGAATACACAGCAAACAATCTTGCAAGAGTAGATTATGATGGTACTGCTTCTTCATTATTAGTAGAGCCTGAGAGAACAAATTTGATTACTTATAGTGAGGAAATTCAAGCAACTACAAATGTTACATTATCAAATACTATTAGCCCTGATGGAACTTTAAATGGATTAAAAATAAATGAAACAACAAGTAACTCTCAACACTATGGAACTTCTTATGAGTCATCAGTAGTAAGTGGTACTATATATGCCGTTTCATTTTACATCAAAAAAGGAACTTATGATTTAGTAAAAGTTTACACTCAGTCAAGTAGGATATCAGCATCAATAAATATTACATTCTCAACAGAAAGTACAAGTCCAAGTGGTTCAGATTTTATTTCAGGCAGTAATTTTATGGAAGATGCAGGTAATGGTTGGTATAGAGTTGGTTTTTCTGCTACTGCAAATAGTACAGGGGCTGTGTCGATATACTTACCTATAAAAGATTTAAGCAGTTATGTGGGGGACATATCTCAATACACAGAATATTGGGGAACACAAATAGAAGAAGGCTCTTACGCAACATCCTACATACCTACAGATGGTTCTACAGTTACAAGAGTACAAGACCAATACTCAAAGACAGGTATTAGTAATTTGATAAATAGTGAGGAAGGGGTTTTGTTTGTTGAGATGGCTGCACTTGCTAATGATGGGACAAATAGATACCTTTCAATAAGCAGTAGCACTACACCTCTTGATGATTATATTTATTTTAGATTTATGAGTACCTCAAATAGAGTTTTATGCAGAACAAGAGTTGGAGGGTCTACTATAAATACTATAGAGAAAGCTATAACAGATACAACTGATTATAATAAGTATGCTATTAAATGGAAAAGTGGAGATTATGCTTTTTGGATTAATGGTATAGAAGTTGGAACTGATACGAATAGCACTATTTTCGGTGCAGATGTTTTGAATCAGATAAGATTTGATTTTCCTGTTGGGAGTGGAACTTTCCCTTCAAAAGTAAAACAACTACAAGTATTTAAAACAGCATTAACAGACTCAGAATTAATAGCATTAACAACATAATAAAATGAACATATATAAATTACAATACACAGACAAAGCAGAAGGAGATGCTGACTTACTTGCTAAAGGTACTTATGAAGTAATAACTGAAGAAGGAGTTACTCAAGATGTTTACACTAATGGTACACAGGCAATCGTGTATCTTGGTAAGATAGTAGAGATACCTGCAACTTATGATAAAGATGGAAAAGAATTAACACCACCTGTATATTATAGTGGAGTATTTTACGACCTAATGACTACTGAAGAATTTGATTTCGGAATTAACGAGTTATTTCCTGTAGATTGCGTACATTCGTTCTTGGGTTACGCAAAGAACGCAGAAGGTACAGATGTAGACCCTGACGAATTAATAATAGAATAAAAAATAAAAAATTATGGCAACAACAATAATACCCTCTGACTTAACTGTAACAATATCTGAATCTTATACTGTTAATGGAGTTAGTTATGGGAATACAATGAACAAAACCTATGCAAGTAATGGTCAGGTTTCTCAAAGAGTTATGAATATTGCTGGTCAGGGTGGGTCTGGAATAACTTTCACTAATATATTAGCATTATCAACAGTAGATGGTCAAGGTCAAGTAGTAAAAGCAGATTATAAATATTTTAGAATTACAAATTTAGATAATGCTAATACATTAAATCTTAGAGTTTACAATGGTTCTGACTATGTGGCTATGGAAGTTACTCCTGCAAGTACATTCTTACTGATGGATGCTAGTATTGATTCACCTGCTTCTGGTACAGCTGCTATAGCATTTGCAGATATTACAGCAATAGCAGGACAGTCTAGTGATGCTACTGCTGGTGTTGATATTGAATTTTTAATGGTTACTGCTTAATATGTCATTAAATTATTTTAAAAGAAGTGAGTTTAATTGTAAGTGTGGGTGTAATACCAACTACATTGATGATGATTTCTTAAAGATGATAGATAAGGCAAGAAGAATTGCAGGAGTGCCATTTAAAGTAAATAGTGGATATAGATGTGATAAGCATCCGTTATCAATAAGCAATCCAACAAGTTCACATATTAAGGGCATTGCTGCTGATATTAGATTTACTGATGGCAATAACTTAGCTAAAATTATTGGAGGATTAGGAGGAGCAGGATTTGAAAGATTTGGAATAGACTTTAAAAACAAGTTTATACACGCTGATTGCGATAGTGAGAAAACATCTCCTTGCATTTGGGGTTACTAATTAAAACATTAACTTAAATATATATATTATGAATTTTATTACAGAAAATTGGCTAGAATTATTAGTTGGACTAATGGCTTTTATTAAAGTCGTTACAAATCTAACACCATCAAACAAAGACAATAGAATCTTTGGTTGGTTAGATACAATGATTGACACTTTCGTGCCAAATTACCCAAAGAAAAAATAGTGCTGCCTCAATGGATAGGGTCAATGTTAGTTAAAGGTGGAGTTAAGCCAATAACTGATTTATTAAAAGCAGTAAAAGAATTGTTTACTGACACTAAAGGCAAGTGGAGTAGCAAGAGAACTATTAGTGGTGTGATAGTTTTATCTGCAAGTTTATATGCTGAGAAGAATGGTATTGATACTAATACATTAATAATGACAGGGTTAGGTATCTTGCCATTATGTTTTTCAGTATTTGAAAAAAACAATGCAAATTGTAACGGTAGTTGTAATAAATAATTATCTTTGCTAACACTTAGATTAGGGTTGTGCCTATCTTAGTTTTCAAAATTGTTTATAGTTTTCAAGAGTGGGATGTTTAAAAACATCTCACTTTTGTATTATATAGGTGTTTTTTTTTGTAATATTGCCTCATAACTAATACTTTACGAAATGAAAGAATATGGTAAAAGACTAAGACTATCAGAAGAAGAGGTTGAAATGATTTATGAGAATAGAGCAGAATCAACTACTAACACTAATGGCAACACAGCATTAGACATTAACTTGGCAGAGAGAGGCATTAAGAAAAAAGATGTAGTTTCTGTAAAGCATTGGCAATCTGCTAGTGGAGAGTTTAGATTTAGTATAGTAACTAAAGAGGACTTAACTGCTAATGAAAATGATATACTAAAGACAGTCAGTAATTTCATAGAAAAACATTCACCACACTACCCATCAGTTAAAAGAGATGTTAAATATCACAATCACTTATTAGTAATTAATCCAGCAGACATACATATAGGTAAATACGCTAATCATCTAGAAACTGGTGATGGTTACAATGTAGAGATTGCGTGTGAGAGGGTCTTAGAGGGGCTACAAGGGCTTATTGAGAAGTCTAAAGGCTTTGAGGTTGATAGAGTATTATTTTGCATAGGAAACGATATTCTGCATATAGACAATGTTTACAATACAACTACTGCAGGTACTAATCAAGATGTAGATGGTAAATGGTGGGAGCATTTTGAAATTGCTCTAGCTTTATATGTTAAGTGTGTTGAGATACTTAGAGAGATTGCACCTGTAGATGTAATTCATTCAATGAGTAATCACGATTATCAAAGTGGGTTTCATTTAGCACACGCATTAAAGAGTTGGTTTAGGTTAGATGGTGAGGTTACTTTTGATATATCAGTAGCACATAGAAAGTATTATAAGTATGGTAAGAACTTAATAGGGTTAGAGCATGGAGATGGTGCTAAGATGGATAAGCTACCTCTATTAATGGCACAAGAGCAGCCATTGTTATGGTCAGAAACAACTCATAGGTATTGGTATCTACATCATTTACATCACAAGGTTAAGCATAAGTGGTTAGATGCTAAAGATTTCATTGGAGTAACTGTTGAGTATATGAGAAGTCCATCTGGAACTGATAGTTGGCACTCAAGAAAAGGATTTACAGGAGTTCCAAAAGCAGTTGAAGGTTTTTTACACGAAAAATCAAGTGGTCAAGTGGCTCGTTTAGTGCATTACTTCTAAAATAACACACAATATACATACTTTTTATCTCTAGTAGATAAACATTTTTCTAAAAATTGTTAAAAAAGTTTTGGTAGGTAATTCCAATTTTATATCTTTGCCTCAATTAATAACTAAAACATTTAAAAATGTCAAAAACACAATCAAGTGATATTCTACAACACTTAAAAGATGGTAGAAGATTAACACAAAAAGAAGCTATTAATGAATATGGTGCTTACAGATTAGCAGCAGTCATACATTCATTAAGGAATCAAGGTCATAATATACAATCTAAGAGAGTAGATGTTCCTACTAGGTACACTAATCGTAATGGTTCTACTAGGATGTCTAGTATATCAGAATATACATTGTAATGTTATGGGAAAAATGAAAGAACAATTTATGCAAGAAAGAGAAGAACAAAATCAGAATACTAATCAATTAAATAATCAAATGGCAAAAAAAACAATGCAGGAAAAACTAACAAAACAACCAGAGGTAGTTGTTGAAACAAGAACAGAGGCTTTAAGAAGACTTTACAAAGAGAATGGCTTAACTGCTGAAGATGTATTTAAAGACCCTAGAGGTTTTGTTATCATCACTAGAACAGGTATTGATAAGATTTCTGCTAAGAATGGTATTACTATTGGATATGAAGTGATAACTATGGATATTGAAAAAAGCACTTGTGTTTTAAAGGCAGCTGGAACTATGAAGGTGGGTAATGATGTTAGAAATGTAATGAGTTTTGGTGAAGCATCTCCATCTAACTTAAATGGTGGTGGTAAGAAATTCCCAGTATCAATGGCTGAGAAGAGAGCAATGAGTAGAGTGGTTTTAAAACTAACAGGGTTCTATGAGCAAGGAGTATTTGGTCAAGATGAAATTGTAGATGAGCCTAAGTAATGATGATATAGATGAACTATTTGATGGAAAGCCTAGTGAGATTACAAACTCACAATGGCTGACCATTGAAGGTAACATTGACTTTACATCACTCACCACAACAATTAAGTCTGATATTTTAAATAGACTAAATGACTTATCAGAAGAAGAGGCAGAAGAAATAATAACTATACTATACAACAATAGATATGAAAAAGACCCACAAAAGCAATGGCTCAAAATGTTCAGAGATGGAGTATTTAAACATAGAGATTTTTAAACACTTCTTAAAAGTTTATACTTACATAGTATGGAATAAAAAAAGTATGTTAGGCTTTATTTTAGAGGATGATATAATGAAACTGCTGGATGAAAAACAAATCTTAGACTTTTATCATTTTGATAAGACATTATTTAGAGTTAGAGTTGATAAGATAGAGAAATATTTAAGTAAAAATGACTAAGAAATATTCATTAGAAAAGATAAGAAAATCTAGGAATGAGTTTGAAGCACTACTAAGAATTTATGGTATATCTAATTCTACTTTTTGTAAGGTAATAGGAGTTAATTACGCCACTAGCAGAAACTTTATTAAAGTACCTACTAATCTTAGATTTATACACGCACACAGGTTAGCAGACTTTATAGGCTTAACAGTTCAAGATGTAGTTGATACAATAGTGTACGACTTAAAATAAACAATAAACAAATGAGAAGAAGAAGATTAAAATTTAGCGACTATTATCATAATATAATTCTTAATGAATTAGCAGATATTTATGATATAGATAAAGATAAAATGTTTTTAGGTAGCAGAAAGAAAGATATTATATTTGCTAAAAGAATGTATATATATATCCTTAGGAATATGTTTGGATTAACTATAATGCAGATTGCAAAAATTACCAACTTACATCACTCATCTATAATACATCATAGTAGAAAGTTTGAGTTTTTCTATAGTAATTATTCACATGATTCTGAAGCGTTCAATAGAGTAGAGAACAGAGTTATTGAGGTTGAGTTAGAAGAGGAGATATTAGGATTAGAAGAAAGACAAATTAAAATAAAGGATTCATTAACTAAATTATATAAAATTAAAAAAGAAAAAAATGACAGACAAGAAAGAGAAAGTTTACTTACCAAGTAGTATTAAAAACATTCCAACTAAGTATGGAGAAATGATGGTTGCTAACTTTAAGTTAGATGAATTACAAAAGAACTCAAAGAATGGTTGGGTATCAATGGTGATTTCAGAGCGTAGAGAGCCATCAGAAAAAGGTGCGACACATTATGCTTATGTAAATGATTTTGAACCTAAAGAAGCTAATAAGACTGCTCCTAAGCAATCAACTAGTAATGATGATGGTGATGACTTACCATTCTAAATAAACAATATGAGGGGAGGTGAAATATCCTCCTCTTATTTTAAAAACTATAACACAATGAAAGAACAACCAAACTTCTATGCTGTAATACCTTCTGGTGTAAGGTATGATAAAGATTTGACTCCAAATGCTAAACTTCTTTACGCTGAAATAACATCTCTACTGTCAATGGGTGGGGAGTGTTATGCTTCTAATAAATACTTCTCAGAGTTGTATGGTAAGAATAAAGTAACTATTTCAAGATGGATTAAAGAATTAAAGGAAAGAGGCTATATATCAGTTAGTTATACATACAAGGAAGGTAGTAACGAAATTGCTAATAGGTATATACAAATTTGTTTCACCCCCCTTAGCAAAAATGACAAAGGGGTATTAACAAAAATGCTAAAGAGTAATAATACTAGTATTAATAATAAGAGTATTAATAATAAGGGTAATTTTAAAATACCAACAATAATTCAAGTTAAAGAATATTGTACTGAAAGAAAAAATAATGTAGATGCAGAAACATTTTGTGATTTTTATGAAAGTAAAGATTGGTTAATAGGTAAAAACAAAATGAAGAGTTGGAAGGCTTGTGTAAGAACTTGGGAGAAAAGCAGTAGAAGAACTAATAATGATAACACAACATCACATAGACATACAGCAGGAGGTGATTATGGTGATGGAACATTTTAAAAAAAAAACTATGGATTATAAAAAAATTGACAATATTGAAATAGATGGTATAGATTTCAAAGACTATCCTGACTTTTGTGATGCTTACATAGTAAGTGCAGACTATAATGGGAAGCCAATGACTGATAAGCAGTTAGATGAAATCAATGAAGATGGTGATTTTCAACACGAATGTATAATGAATGATATACACTAATGAGAACAATAGAAGATACATTTAAAAATGCAGACTTCTTACAGCCTAAGAAGTATAATAGATTTAAGCTAGGTACTAGAGAAGAAATAAAAGAAATGTTTATAAAAGCATTTGAGCATTACGACAAGACTATTGAATCATACAACCATCTATCTGATTATGATGATGTTATTGACTGGATGGTAGACACAAAAGGGAGAGGTTTAATACTAATGGGGGAGTGTGGTTTAGGTAAATCAACTATCTTAAACTATGTTATTCCTGCAATATTTAGAACAAAAACAAATAAAGTTTTAAGGAGTATACCTGCAAAAGAATTAGGAGCAATAGAGAGAAGTAAATCACCTTTTATTATCATTGATGACTTAGGAACTGAGAGTATTAAGAATGATTATGGAACTAAGATTGATGCAGTTGCAGATGCTATCTCTTATGCTGAGGATAGTTCAAAGACATTGCTTATGACAACTAATTTAAAACCAAAAGAACTTAAAGAAAGATATGATGATAGGACTTTAGATAGACTAAGGAAATGTAAAGTAGTGATAATCAAGGGTAAAAGTTTTAGAAAGTAAATAGTATAAAATTCAAATATTTTTATATATTTGTGATTAATAAACTCAGGTAATAATTAATAATAAATATAGGGTAAGACCTAAAAGCTTTTAATTTTTCAGACCTGAGTAGTAATGGGGGGGTGTGGTTACCTCCCCAATACAACTAAAACAATAGATATGGAAAGAACATACAAAACAATTAAATGGATATTAAAAGATAATATTAAAAAGAATGTAAGGTCTTTATGGACTTGGAAAGATGATAACTTTACAATGATATATGAGAATTATTCAGGCGAGGATAGAATATACACTTCAAGCCAACTATTAAAAATACTAACAAAATGATAATATTTACAATACTAGGTATCTTTACAGCAATCTTCTTTTTTACAGTTATTGTTATGAGTGTTATAGAAGGCAAAGCAAGAAACAAAACAAATGAAAAGACTTTATGGAAAATGGATAAGGTAGAAACAAGAACAGGAAAACTTGCTCAAGATAGAAATAGAACTTATAGCGAAATACAAAATAAAAATGTCTGAAAAACACAATAATATTTATTATGAACAGGGTAGGAATGGATATACTATGAGTGATACAGTAAATCCAAAGATGAAACTAACTAAAGAAGAGTTAGGATTAGAAGTAGACTATAGTAAAGATAAGATTCCTAACTATTATATTGGCAAAGTGTATGGCTATGAAGCAAGGAAAGTAATTGAAGATTTTGATTTATCGTATAATGTTGGGACTGCCACCACATATTTGCTCAGAGCAAAAAGAAAGCACACTACAAGTGTTGAGTGCATACAGAAAGCAATCAATCATCTTGAGTTTGAGTTAGATAAAATAAAAAATGAAGAAGCCAATATATAGAGTATTCGTTTCTTACGAGATTAAAAGTAAGAAAGCAGTTACAAGGAAAGTTACCACTGGTACATTAGATACATTTGTACTTACATCTAATATAGAGGAGATAAAGAAAGACCAAGAGTTGATAGATAGAATATGTTACTTAAATAAAAAGAATCTAAACAAGGTAGACATCACTATAATAAGTATAGATGTTGAAAATCAATATGGTGAGACTACTGATAGATTTGATGATGAATATTAAATTATGCCAAAGATTAGAAAGATAAAAATAGAAGATAGAAAAGACTCAAGAGGAGGTGGGTTCTCAAGAAGAAAGTTTACTGTTGCTGAAGCTGATGCAATAAGACTAGAGTACAGCACAGCTACACAGAAGATAACTATCTCATCACTTGCTAGGAAGTATAATGTATCTCAACCTTTAATGTATCAACTA